GCGACACGATCGGCGGCGTCGCGGCGATTCTGCCGTATTTCGCGGTGAGGATGTGGTCGTAGTTGCGTCTCTGGCTGGTCTCCGTGGCGGGGCCAGCCAGTGCTTGACGTGCAATACCAATCTGATGATGCCAACAGACCTAGGAGGTCATGATCATGGCACTGTGGGAAACGACACTTGCGGCGGCGTGCGCTATTGATGCAAAACAACTGGTCCTGACTTCCGGATCGAGCGTTGCGATTGGCGATTTCGTTCGGATCGATGGGGAAGAGTTCAAGGTTACGAAGGGCTACGTCTCGGCGGCAACCATTGTTCCGGTGCTGCGTGGGCAGGCTGGAAGCCTTGCGACGGCTCATGGCATCTTGGCGCGTGTCGTCGGTGGAACGGCCGCTGATTGGGCGCAGAGCGCAAGTCCGCAGACCGTCGTGCCCTATCCGATTGCTGGACGAGCCCGAGTCGTGAAGAGCTACGGGGCGGCTGGGGCGATTGATCTTCCTCCGGCTGGGAATGATGGCTTGGCTCTCTTGAACGGAACCGTGGCACTGGCCATGACGCTGGTTGTCCCGACGAAAGACCTTGACGGGTCGATTCTGACCATTGCCGGTGCAGGCTCAGCAGCTCATACGGTGACGATTGCGGGTGGAGCTGGTGGCGGAGCACTAACTGTGGCCACCTTCGATGCCTCTGGTCGGTGCAATTTCTCGCTGATGGCGATGGACGAAATCTGGGTGCCGTGGCCCTCTCCGCTGAGTGGCACGCTGACCAGCATCGATGTGGCGATGTCGTAAAACGGAGGATTGATGGCTTCAGCGAACTTTACCGACAAGTCGATTCCGGGTGGCATTGTCTACAACCCGGCCACCTCCTACGCTCGCGAAATGGCGAAGTGGGAGATGGGCTACAGCCCATATGGGCAGCCTGGACGCCCTCGAGAGCAGGTCGGCTTCCAGGAATGGCCGGCGATGTTCTACAAGATGAAGCGCAAGGCGCAGAATGGCGACTTCATCGTGGAACACTACCAGGAAGCGGCAGACGAAGTGCGCGCGGCGCAGCTCGAGTCCCTGGGGTATCGCAAGGGACAGGTGGCGGCGATTGAGTATGTGAAGTCACTCGAGAACGAGATTGCGGTAGCGGCAGCTGAGCGGGCGTATCGCGACCAGAATATGGGCGAAAAGGCTAAAGCTGAGGCTGAGGCTGCAGAAGCCGGGACTGTTGAGCATATGGCCGAAGTCCCGGTGACGCCCATCAAGCGACGTCCAGGAAGACCTCCCAAGTCTGTGATTGCGGAATAGTTTCGTTCACCCTTGCCCTGGGCCTTGACCGGCCCAGTGGCCTCTTTGAGAGGCAAGGATCATGAGTCTCGCGACGATTACCGGAGGCGGTTCATTCACCCGCCAGAATATCTCCGACATCAACAGCAATTTCCAGAGTCTTGCTCTGCAGTTGGCCGGCACGACTGGGAACGTCATCTACTGTTCACCTGGGTCAAGCTTTCTCGGGGTTCAGAACGGCAGCATTTCCGCCCCGTATACGAGCCTCGTCACCGCCTACAGCGCGGCTCGGAACGCAATGAACGACGTGATTGTGATTGTTGGTGATGGCACCACGAGCGCCACGGCTCGCGTCTCTGCGTCGTTCACGTGGAGCAAGAATGCCACGCATCTGGTAGGGGAAGGGTCGCTCGTTCCCATCTCCAACCGAGCCCGTATCGCTCCAACGGCTGCCGCGACGGCTTATACCCCGTTCTTCACCATCAGCGGAAATGGCTGTCAGTTCGTCAATGTGCAGTGGTTCATGGGCTTCACGACTGGAACCACGAACCAGATTGGGATCCTGCTGACTGGCTCGAGGAATGCCTTCTACTACTGCCACCTGGCTGGTCTGGCTGATGCCTCATCGGCTGGCGATGCCGGCTCAAGGACGCTCAAGATTGGTCTGACTGGCTCTGGAGAGAACTACTTCAAGCACTGCACGCTGGGTGTGGACACTGTGACGCGGTCGGCGGCGAATGCCACGATCGAGTTTACCGCAGCGACCACGAGGAACATCTTCGAGGATTGCTACTTCCCGATCATGACGTCGGCGGCGACGCCGCTGGTCTACTACGGGACCGGGAGTGAGTGTATCGACCGTTTCCAAGTCTTCAATCGCTGCTGCTTCCTGAATGCGACGTCTTCGACGTCCACGGCGTTGACTGGACTCGGCACGCTGCCGGCAAGTGCGGGTGGATATCTTCTCTTCCAGCAGTCCACTATGGTGGGTTCTGGGGAGTGGGGAACGGACGCCACGACGCGAGGACAGTGCTACATCGATGGTCTGACAGGTGCGGCGGCGACCTCCGGCGTGGCCGTGAATCCGACGTAGGTTATGGCCTTCGATCCGGTCTCGTTCAATGCGGAATCCGTGATTACGGCCGCATTGGGCGATATCAACGCCTTGAGCTTGGAGGAAGGAGAAGTCCCGACCTCCGCTCAGGGCCAAGACGCCCTCCGAAGACTGAATGCGATGATTTCGGCGTGGTCGATTCATGCCTTGGCGATTCCGTTCATTCAGCGCGAAGTCTTCAACGTGACGGCGAATGTCGGCACCTACACGATCGGTCCTGGTGGGGACTTTGACACCATCAGACCAACGTCTCTCGAAGGTGCTGGGCTCTTGCTCAACTCCAGTAGCCCTCCGGTGGAGATTCCGAGGGCACTCTTGACTGATGATGCTTACGAGCTCATCCAAGTCAAGGATTTGACGTCGAATCAGTGGACGTCGGTCTACTACAACGCGACATTTGAGGATGATTTGGCGACGATCATCCTGTGGCCGATTCCGACGACGGCAGACAACGATCTTGTGCTCTATCGGAAGGAAGCGGTGCAGGGATTTCCGAATCTTTCGACGCCACAATCGTTCCCTCCGGGGTATTTCGAGGCGTTTGAATACAACTTGGCGCTCAGACTGTGCATTCCATACAGCAAGCCGGCCTCGGGAGACCTTCGACAGCATGCGGCCCAAGCCTTTGCGACGATCAAGAGACAAAATTACAAGCTCAATGATGCCTATTTGGATCCTGGGCTGACGATGACACGACGTTACGGCTACAACATTCAGACTGGCCAAGGGGGCTAGATGCCGACGAATACCGGACCATTCGATGTCTTGCTCCTGGGCTCGACTTCTGCCGGAACAGTGACAGGTGTCACGACAGGGACGAGTCAGCCACAGCAGATCCGAGGGCTCAACGCGACGGTTTACCTCAGATCGGTCGGCACCACGAGCGGCGGCGTCGTGTCACTGGAGGAAGCACACTGGTTCTTCGATGAGAAGATGTATGGCGGTACGTGGAGTGTCATTACGACCATCAATGCCTCTTCGTTTACAGGCGGGGCGCAGTTGGCGTACCACCTCCCGAGTCCATGTCCATATAAGTATTTCCGGGTGAGGATTTCGTCGGACATCACTGGCGGCGGCAAAGTCGATGCGCGTTTGACTGCGGCGTAGGCCATGTCCGACCGTCAAATCATCGGGCAACCTGTCCCTACAAACTCGGTTCCGATTGCTGTTAAGGATTCTGACGGCAATCTGAACTGGCCTAGTCTTGATTCGTCTGGGAATCTGAAGGTTGCTGCTACCGGTGGCGGTGGTGGGGCTGTCACGATTGCCGATGGGGCTGACGTCGCTGAAGGTGCTACAACCGACGCAAAGGTCACAGGGGACAACACTGGGACCATCAGTGCTAAACTCCGCGGGATAAACACGATTCTCGCCAATGTCTGGGATTCGCTGAATGGTTGGCTGAAAGTCTCGATTCAGAATACCTCTCTGACGGTTGCTCAGGCGACTGCTTCCAGTCTGAACGCCACGGTCATAGCCGCTGGGGACATCGCTGCTGGCTCGAGCGATAGTGGCAATCCGGTCAAGATTGGCCTGAAAGCAGCGGCGGCCTCCCCAACGACACTCACCGCAGGACAGCGTGCGAACGTCCTTGGAGACCTTTGGGGCCGTGTTTATGTGCGGACTGGCATTCAGGCCCCAGTCGCAAGCACGTGGACACAGGTCCACATCCCAAATAGCGCGACACAAGCGACCAAATCACAGGCCTCTGGCGGTGGGAACGTGCGCAACGTCTGCACCGGGTTCACGGTGACGTTTCTTGCCGGATCGACGGCTCCTTCGGCGGCGACTCCTCTTACGGTGGCTGTGATTGATGGGGCGAGCGGAGGCACGACTTACCTCTGGCGCACGAATATCTGTGTGCCAGCTACGGCTAATGCCATTGTGTCATTCAATCGATCTGGAATTTGGCTTGTGGGTTCTAAAGCGACCGCGATGACCATCGAGTTCTCTGGTGCCGGTGGCACGAATACCTATCAGTCCGTTTCGATGGACGGTGTTTTGATTGATGAGGGCGCGTAGTAATGGCGCTCTCAGCCACAACAGTTTGGGAAGTGGAGACGGGCGGAAGCGACACGGTCGGGAGTGGTGCGTTCGATCCAGGTCAGACTGCCGGCATGTTCACGGATGGCGCCGCGACCTCTGCGACATCGGCAGCGCCAGTCTTCACCTCGGCGAGCTACAACTTCGTGGCGGGTGATGCGAATGCGTGGCTCTACATCGCGAGTGGCACGAACTGGACGGCTGGCTGGTACAAGATTTCGTCCGTCGCTTCGAATGCGGCCACACTCGACGCCACGATTGGGCATGCCGTGCTCAAGGCGCCGATGGTGCCTTCGACAGCCACGGGATGCGCGACAACGGCCTCACCGACCAGCGCGACGTGGACGATTGACTACTCACAGCAGAACGGATCGCAGTTCACCTACACCGATTTGAGCTCGACAGGAGTCGGACTCACAGCCTCTTCTGCTGGTCATCCGTTCGGAAAGCAATACGTCGGAAATTCCATTGTCGTGACGGGTGGCACGAACTTTACCACCGGGCGCTACGTCTTGGCATCGGTTGCGGTCGGAGTCGGAACATTTCTCGGTGCGGCGAATCTTCATACGGCGGCCGGAACGGATAGCGATGGCGCTGGACGAATGGGAGGGGCTGTAGCAAGTCCTGGTCAAATCGGCGCCATCATCATCGGGTCAAATAGCGTCTTCATTCAGTCCGGAACCTACACAATCGCCTCGGCGTCGACGAATATCGCGACGGGTTGTTGGGCGCCAACTGTCACGAATGTCTACACGGAAGGCTATCAGACCGTAAGAGGCGATAGGGCGGCGAGACCACTTCTTCAGGCGAGCGGAATTAGCACATTTACTGTCTGGGCGACTCCAAACAACGGAGACCATCTCGTTGTCAACATTGGAATCGATGGGGCCACGCTGACGTCCTCTAAGGGATTCTCCACACTACGAGCGACGCTCTACCTCTGCTCTGCGATCAACTGCACGAATAGCGGGTTCGTCACGAGTGGGTCGAATCTGTTCTGTAGTGCGACAGGATGCTCAACCGCAGCGGCATTCCTGAATGGCGGGGCGAGCTATCTGTATGGATGTGTAGCCTACAGCAATACGATCACCGGATTCTCGTACGGGAGTTCGGCGTATTTCGATCATTGTCTAGCATATAGCAATAGCGGCGCGTCATCTGACGGATTCTTATTGAATGCTCAGGTCAGTATCGCCGCGAATTGTGTGGCCTATGCCAACGGGAGAGACGGATTCCACGGGTCCACGCTTCAGGGCTATATCAACTGTATCTCTGAGTCAAATACTGGTGTCGGGTTTACGACGAGTTCGGCGCAGTCATTCAGAGTCAACTGTGCAACGTTCGGGAATGGTTCCGTCACGAGCGGAACGTTCACGAATAGTGCCGGAAATCTCACCGGAAGCGCCTCGTTCTTCACAAACGCAGCGAGTGGCGACTTCTCTCTCAATTCGACGGCCGGCGCTGGAGCTATTTTGAGGGCGACTGGTCTCCCTGGCGTGTTTCCGGTTGGGTTGACGACAGGATATCTCGATATCGGGGCGGCACAGCATGCCGATCCGGCGGGTGGTGGTGAATCCGTGGCGATTTTCGGGGGCTAAATGAGACACTGGCTCAGATCCTTCGCGCATTGGCTCCTGGCGACGGTCCATCCTACGGCCGACGAGGTCGACGTCACAGTGCTAGAAGTATTCCAGTCCTGCGGGCTCAATCGAGAGGACTATCAGGAAGATTACGACCTGCAACGAGTCGGAAAGTTGCATGAAGTGCTCATTCATTCAGCTCATGCACTCGGATTCGACTTGCGCACAGTGGGTGATGTCAAGTCGCTCTTGAGGTAATCATGCGTAAATGGCTTCTTCTGATCTTGATTCTGGTTCATCCAAGTCTGTTGATGGCCCAATCTCAGTTTGGGAACGATTTTGTGCTGTCCGGAGCAACGTGTCCTCCTGTCAACACTCCGGCACATACGGGAACGCTCTATACCTGCACCGGAACAGGAGCGCTCTACACGTGGACTGGTAGCGCGTGGGTCTTGACTGGCGGAGGAAGTGGCACACTTACTGGAACGCTTGCAACGACTCAAGTCGCCTTTGGGAGTGGAGCGAATGCCATCACTGGCAGCGCAGATTTAACCTATGTTGCGGCTGGAGAGACGAACCTTCGACATGCAGCGATTGGCAATAGTTCAGCATTGAATGGCGGAACTATTTGGGGTGAGACAGACAAGATTGGACTTGACCTCGAGACCACATTCACGACAGACGATTCGGCGAATGGATATTATCTGGGTGGATTTTCTGGTATAGAGGTCGGATTTCCAGCCAATTCCATGTCGATTGTCTACGGGTTTTACTCGAATGCGCAGACTGCGGTCGGAAACAACAAGAATCTGCCGTGGATCATCGCGAATGAAGGGTTTGCTTCGCATAAGGGCACTGGAGATTTAGACAATCTGGTGTCTTACAATGCGTATCTCTCGACTGAAAATGGCGGGAATGTGGGCAATGCGATGTTCTTCTGGGGCAATACCATATCTCCATCTCCAGGCCCAGGAGACATCGCGACGCTATATGGAATTTATTTTAATGCGTTGGGAGGGTATGCGACAAATACTTACTCATTTTGGTCCGATGAGGCCGGTGTCTATCGCATTCGCTCAGACAACACCTTCAATAGCGTCTATCAGGGGATCGCGGCGCTCTATAATCCTCAATTTACGAAATACACGCCAGGAGCGGCAAACTTTGAGCGGTGCATTCCAGGATGTCAATGGGAATCGAACGTTGCGGTCTTGACTACTGAGGCAGGTGCTGGTGGGGGAAACGTCCTACGCTCTATGAGAATAGGTGACACCGGAGTGTCTGTCGAATATGGCTCTATTCTGAATGGAACGGCCATTAAGGGCGACACGACCTCTGGCGATACCTATCTTTTCCAGGTTTACGACAACAACACTGGGCCGGCTCAAGTCACGTGGATGACCGCGACGAATGGCAACACACCTTCGGTTGTGATTGCGCCTCCGACTGGTGGGACGACGATTTCCGTGTCGGCAAATGCATTCGCGACGTCGAGCACGACGGCTGTCGCTGTGGCCAACGTAGGGGCCAATTCCTGCGGAACGAGCGCGGCGTCTATTGCAGGGAATGACAACGTGGGAGCGATCACTGTAGGAGCCACCAGCGCTACGCAGTGCCGGATTACCTTCACGGTGGCATCTACGACTCGTCGCCATTGTGTCGCTACAGATGAGACCACGGCCGGAGTGGCGGCCACGCTGCATACCGCATATGTGGATTCTACGCATACTGACATCCTCGGGACGATCACGGCAGCTGATGTCATTTCCTACGTCTGTTTCGCTCGGTGACACGATGGAAAAGATTGTGCTCGGAATCTTTGTTGCGTTGTTCATGGCGGTCTCGATGTCGGCCCAGGAGCCGTCTCAGGTCCAACTCAAGGCGAGAATCCTTCAACTTGAAGCGGTGCTCAACCAGAAGAATCTTGAGAGTGCGGCGTGTCAAGTGCAGCTCTCCAATCTGACTAGGCCTGCAGAACAGAAGAAAATCGAGCAGGAATCTGGCTGCAAGAACGGCTTTGACTGGACGAAGCTCGAATGCAAGGCAGACTGATGCGGACGTCTCTCTGCGTTCTACTCGCTGGTGCTCTTCTTTTTGCTCAGGATGCCTCCCTGCGTCCTCGAGACTGGAGCACGCTGGCCAGCACAACCGTCCGACCGACGCAAGAGGTTGATGGAGTCGGCATTCAGATCCCAGCGTGGCCTCAGAACGTGGGTTATGCGTGGACTGGCATCCAAGGCCCGCTGGTGGGCTCATTTCACATTGCCTTGCGTGTCGAGATGGTAGGCGCTCCAGTCTTTCGATGGGACACCGAGCCTGGCAATACCTGCTGGAGCGTGCCGGCGACGGTTCGACCGTTCATTATGAGATGGGGAAAGGGCAAGAAAGACATCGGATTTGCTAAAAGATGGTGGTCAAATCCAACGGCCTTCGTTCTGGGCGGTTCTGGGTGGTCGGCGGACATTCCACTTGACCCTACGCTCTGGACTGGCGTCTACGGGCAGTGGGCGGCTGACGATCTGGCCAATTGGCAGGCTGACTTGGAAGGTGCGCAGGTAGTCGGGGTGACTTTCGGTGGGGGTTGCTTCTTTGGGCATGGGGTAGGGGTCGAAAACGGCTCGGCGAAAGTCATCATCACGGCGTTGAGTGTGAACTAGTGGACTACCCAGGCTTCATTGGCCCGACCAACCAGCTTGCCGGCTCGATTGAGGACATTGAGGACACCATCAATTGGTTTCTCGAGGCCTCGGCTCCGGGAAAGGGCAAGACACCGGCCTATTTGAGGCCGACACCAGGTCTTGATCCGTTTGTGGTGCTTGGGGCTGGTCCGGTTTGGAGACTCTTCTACCAGGACGGACGAGAATTTGCCGTTGCTGGGTCGGCTCTCTACGAAGTGCTGAAATCGCACAGCTTTACACTCCGCGGCGGTCTGACGCACCCTGGAAACCGTGTCCCGACCATTGCCACGAACGGAACGGCTGGCAATCAGCTCGCGATCATGTCCGGAGGGGACGGGTTTATCTACAATCTGACCACGAATACGCTGGCCATCATCGCAGATGGGGACTTCTTGACCCCCTCTTCTGGAATGGTCTTCTTCGACGGCTATTTCGTCAATTTGCTAAGGGATTCGAGAACATTCCAGATTTCAGATCTCGAGGATGGGACGGCTTGGGATCCTTTGGACGTCTTCGAGATTAGCACGGCCTCTGACAACATCATCACCATGGCTGTGGCTCACCGAGAGCTCTGGCTGATGGGCTCTCAGACGACTCAGGTGTGGGCCGATACGGGCGATCCGGACACCCCTCTCCAGCCCGTTCCTGGCTCGTTAATGCAACAGGGCATTTGGGCTCCGGATTCCCTCGCAGTCCTAGACAATACGCTGTTTTGGTTGGGACAGTCATCGAGGGGGATCAACGTTGTTTACCGGGCGAACGGCTACAATCCAGAGCGTATCTCCACGAATGCGATTGAGACCTATTTGCGCCGGCAGCCCTACACGGAAGACTGTGTGGCGTGGACGTATCAGCTCGACGGGCATACGTTCTACGTGCTCTATGGCCCTTCGTGGGAACAGACGTTGATGTATGACGTCACCACGAACTACTGGACGAAAATCGCCCTGTGGGACTTGGTAAACATGGTCTGGAAGCCCCATTTGGGGCGGTGTGCCACACAAGCGTTCGGAATGATTCATGTCGGAGACCGGAAGAGTCCGGCGGTCTACCGCTTTGACTACGACGTCTTTACCGACGGCGAGGTGGTGACGCTCTAATGCCTGTCTCGTTTGCGGTCAACAATAGCGGATTGAGTCGGGTGACTGGTGCCTTTCTGAATCCGGCCTCATCGTTCTCATTCATGATGTGGGTCATGAATACCGGTCCTGTGGCTGATATCGTTGGAGCGACCTACCAAGTCTATTCGTTGCTTGGTGATGACACCTATGCTACTCCATATATCTTCACTGGTCCGAACCACAGTATAGCGGCTTCTCCTGTGACGGATTTCGAGGTAGACGCGCTTAATGCGGCGGCTGCTGAGGCTACAACGACTCTAACTGGATATGAATACCAGACCATTTGGACACACACGTGCGTGACCTACAACGGTGGAACACACGTCTTTAAGTATTACTTGAACGGGTGGCTCTTTGACACCATCACGCTAGACATGTCGGCATCTGGTCCTTTTGCGGCTGAGCATATAGGGCTCGATTCAGAGGGCACACACGGCGGATTCAGCGCAGCGTTCTACCGTTCTTGGGCTGCCGAACTGACCATTGCCGAGATTCGGGCTGAGATGGGCTCTGCGACGGCCGTTAAAGCGACTCCGTTCTGCTCAACACCACTCACGAATGCCTCGACACTGACAGACGTGAGCGGGAATGCTCGAAACTGGACGGGCACGAATGTCACGACAGGTCCGAACACACTGACGGTTGGTCAGGCTAATACCAATACGACCGCAGCGAATGCGATCGAGCTCGCGTTGCCCTCTGTGGTCACACAATCCGGAGGGAACGTCAGCACAGCCTTTGTGGACCTCTGGTATAAAATCACTTGGGATGCGGCGGATTCCTACATCAGCGTCTTTGCGCTTGGGGCTCAGAGTGGCTATACGCCAACGGTCAAGGTCTATGACGGATTGGCGGCTGCGAACGCGAATACCATCTATCGAGGCTTCAATAGCACGCCTAGCAAGCCGCTGACGATACCGGTCTATTCAGGTCACGTCTACTACATCTACGTGCCAACGCCAGGGACGACCACGTCTCCACTGCTGACGATTTCGGCGGTCGAGCGGAACGATTTCGACGTTCCCACAGGATCGCTCGCGGTCAATGACGACACCGACGGATTTCCTCTTGCTCTGCTTCAGGCGGCGAGTGGGTATCCTCTGAATTATGTGAAGGATTTCCCAGCTGGTGAGGATGCACACATTCTCCCAGATGGAAAGCTGCTGGTGTTCGGAAATGGTCCGATCGGAGGGGAAGGCTTCTTTAGCTACCCGGCCAACGTCAACGATGGTCCACTCGCCGGCCCGATCACAACCGGACTCAGCGTCATCACAGACACGCAGGTCCGAATCTCAAGCGATAGAACCTCTCTCTTCTACCTGTGTGGGACGGAATCGACAGGTGGAGGGCTGAGATTCGTCGGCACCACGATTGATTCAGCCACATGGACTGCGAGTTCGACGCATTTTCACCCTACATTCAAGACGATCATTCAGCCTGGTCTCTTCGCGATTGCGCCTTCTCTCGACAATACCGTGCTCTACTACTCGACGTCTGATGAATACATTCAACGATGGGATCTCGTCACCGACACCGCATTGGCTGATCTGGCCTCTCCCGTCTCGAACTTTACGCTACAAGGTGTTGGAGGCACTGGTACTGGCGACATCTTGGTTATGCCAGACGACACGATCGTCACTGGGTATCAGCGCGAGACGGGTGCTATTGAGTCTAAGGTCATTGTCTACAACCCAAACGGAAGCATCGCAGCCACCTATACCTATGCCGATGTGCTGTTCAACCACATGGCACACGACGGTTCGAACGCCACCACCATATGGATGTGGAGCTACAGGGGCCGAAGTGGGCTGAATAGCAGATTGTCTGTCTTCCAAAAGATTGACATCACAGACGGAAGCGTCGTGCAGGTGTCTTTGAATGCACCGCAATATCGTCGAGGTGGGTATCTGTTCACGCCATCGGCAATTATGACGGCTGGGCAACGTTCCGATCCTATCACGCGGTTTGGGCACTCCAATTCCTGTGCATTTTGGGTCACACGACAGGAGAGCAATCCTCCGACTCCTCCAACGTTTGAAGTCATCGAGAATGTGATCCGAAGATTGAGAAGGGCACCACATCTCAACAACGAGCACAAGCGGATTTTCTATCCTGGGATTGAGATTGAGCTCCAAAGAGGAATTGGCGTCATCGGTGGGGATCCCGCGACTCAAGTCGGCTATGACCCTCAGATCATGCTCAGGGTGTCTCGAGATGGTGGGCAGACATGGGGGCCCTACATTCGGATTTCGGCTGGAAAGCTAGGAGAATATCGGCATCGGGCCAAGTGGTTTAGACTCGGAACGGCGAGGGACGCTGTCTTTGAGATTACGGTGAGCGATCCGAATGCTTGGTATATCGTCAATGCATGGCTGACGCCGGATCCGGTCCCTGGTGAGGCGTGATGGCTGACCAGTCTTATCCGCCATTCCAGCAGAAGATTACGGAACGCGCCGGCCAGATTGACAATCCGGCCTGGCGGATGTTCTTCGTCTGGATTGCGACTTCACTGCAGAATCTGACGAATGGTACGGTGACGCACACCGGAGGATTGACGCTCAATCAGCTCGTGATTGGGAATGGGGCGGCTGACCTCAAGACACTCGGCACGCTCGGCACAACCACTACTGTTCTCCACGGGAATGCGGCTGGAGCCCCCACATTCGGGGCGGTGTCTCTGACGACGGATGTCACTGGGACACTGCCGGCTACGAATGGTGGGACAGGAACCGCCACAGTCGCACAGGGTGACCTGCTATACGGTTCGGCGGCAAATGTCTGGTCCAAGCTCGCCAAGAACACCACAGCCACGAGGTATCTGGCGAATACCGGAGCCAGCAACAACCCGAATTGGGATCAAGTCAATCTTGCGAATGGTGTCACTGGCACGCTGACGGTCTCTAATGGTGGGACAGGCATTGCGACACTCACAGCCAATCGAGTTCCCTACGGCAACGGAACCAGTGCCTTCCAATCCGCAGCAAATTTCACCTTTGATGGCACCACCTTTACGACTGCAGGCCAAGTGGCCTTCCCGGCAACGCAGAATCCATCGTCAGATGCGAATACGCTCGACGACTACGAAGAAGGGACGTGGACGCCGGTCTTGGGAGGCTCTGGGGGAACGTCCGGGCAGACCTATACCGTGCAACTCGGGGAATACGTGAAGATTGGGAAACTTGTGAGGGCGGACTTCAATGTGAAGTTCTCGAACGCTGGCACGATCACGACCGATCTGGAGATTCAAGGGTTGCCGTTCACGATTGAAAACACCACGAACTATCGGCCGACTTTGAGTGTGGGATCGTGGACGGCACTCAATACGGCAGTGGTCTGGTTGAGTGGAATTGGGGTGGCGAACACTACTAAGGCGACGATTCAAGCCTTGACGGCAGCAGGAACGGGGACGGCGACGTTGACGTCGGCAGATGTGACGAATACCACGCAGATTTCTGGGTCAATCGAGTATCGTGCAACGGCTTAGAGTGCTACACTTTACGAGGAACCATCATGTCTGTCTGGGATGACGTCTTCAACGATTACAGTGGGGGCTATTCCGGACTAGACCCTACCCAAGCGCTCGAGCGCTGGTATGCCAACCGAAACGCCGTGGCGGCGAAATACGGTTACACCCCTGAACAGCTTCAACAGGGCGGGATCGATACCTCGAGGATGTCGCCTCAGGACCAGGCGGCGTTCTCAATGGAGCAGCTATCCCAGCAAAACCCGGATGCCTTCCGATTGCTTCAGCAGGGGAAGGATAGGGTCAAGCAAAAAGGCACCGATACCCGCCAGATTTTCAACCCGACGACGGGAGAATGGCAGACACAGGACGTCAAGGGACTGTGGTCGCACCCTGAGACGTGGGGCCAGCTCATTGCTGGTGGGGCCTTCGGTGCTGCGGCTCCTGCGGCTCTTGCTGGGAGTGCGGCACCAGCCGCTGCGCCAGTCGCTGGTGAAGTCGGGACAGGAACCCTCGTCGGTGGGACTGGAAGCACGCTTGGAAGCCTTGGTCCTGCCGGATGGTCTGGTGCGGCTGGAACAGCGGCAGGGACAGGTGGTGCCGCGGCTGGCGGAAGCACGCTGAAGAGCCTTCTGCCCTACCTGATTGGCGGCGGGGTAGACATTGCCGGCGGCTACATGGGCTCGAAAGCCTCGAAAACGGCCGCCCAGCAGCAGATTCAGAGCGGGGATCGTGCTTTGGCCGCGCTCAAAGACGCCTACGCTCAGCAGCAGGCTGCCTACAACCCCTATGCACAGATTGGTGTCGGAGCCCTGGGAAATCTCAGTGCGCTGACTGGGATTCAGAGGCCGGCCGCCCAGCCAGCTTCTGGAGCTCCGGCACCAACGCCCCAGATGGTGTCTCTAAGAGCGCCTGATGGGTCAATTCAGCAAGTGCCAGCAGACCACGTGGACCACTATTTGTCACTCGGCGCACAGAGGGCTTGATCATGCCACTTCCTGACAATTGGAGCTACGACCCGTCTTCCTACACCGGGAATACCGGGGTTAACGGTGGGGCAGACATGCAGCAGACTATGCCCGTTCCGATTCCTGGACAGGGTGGACAAAGCTTCCTGCAGCTGCCGAATCAGCCCGGAGCGAATTGGTGGGAACAGAACCGCCCACCTGGCCCGCAACAGACAGGTGGAAGTGGCGGTCCTACCGTCAATTGGTCCGGGTCACCTGATGAAATACGTCAGCAGGTCAAAGCCTATGCGGCGACTCGCGGCTACAACATGACAGACGACGAGGCCAATGTTTGGGTCGGATACGCCCCGGATTTGGCCGCGAGGGGCCAGCAGCTTGGCGATCCGAACTACGGCATGATGCGCTTGTCTCTTGCCGATCAGTGGACGGCTCCGTCTCAGCGTTATGCGGCTGGAAGTAGTTCTGGGGGCGGCCCAGGAACGCTCAGCGGCCTTGGGCAGCTCGGGATGGACCCTGGCTATCAATTCCGTCTCGATGAGGGCCTGAAGGGGCTAGAGAGGGGCGCAGCGGCCAAAGGAACGCTCCTCACGGGTGGAACGCTCAAGGGACTGCAGCGCTACGCTCAAGACTACGCCTCGGGAGAGTTCGGGAACACCTTCAACCGGAATCTTGATCTGGCTCGACTCGGGCAGTTCGGGGCCTCTGGTTTGGGGAATGCAGCCGGGATGTATGGACCCAATCAAGCCGGCGTGTTGATGGGGCAGGGAAACGCCCAAGCGGCCGGCACGGTGGGAAGTGGGAACGCTTGGCAGGGAACACTCAGCAATCTCGGGCAGTTGGCCCAATACTACGCGATGACGCACATGGGGCAGTAAATGCCGATTGACCCTAGCATTCCGCTGTCGGTTCGACCGTTTCAAGGCGCGGATCCATTCCGAGCATTGGATTATGCCCTGCGTGTGCGTCAGCAGAAGCGGCTTGAGCAGCAGCTTGATATTCAGACGCAACGAGAAGCCGAACAGGCCAAACGAGAACAGGAAGCCGGGCAAGTCCACGAGGCGCTTGGAAAGGCCTATCAGGAAGCGGCCACAGTCTCTCCTGAGGGAGAAGTCACACTCGACAGACAGAAGCTTCTGACCAGCATCCCTCCGCAGTTGTGGGGCTCTGTGAGCGCCGAGCTCGACAAGGCCGATACCGCGGCACTGAATCGCCGGAAGACTCAAGCCGAGCTCGCCAAACTTCAACGAGAAGATGAGAACCAGAAGGCAGAGTTCGTCTCAAGACTGGCCTACGGAGTGGACCAAGCCGGGAATACGCCGGAGGGATGGAATTGGCTGGTGAGCCAAGCGAAGGCCAATCAGGCGGTGACTGACGAGGAATTGGCGCCTTTTCAACAGGTCGTGAGCCAAGACCCATCGCAGATTGCAAGCTTTACAAAGTTGCTGATGGGCAAGTCAGCATCAGCCAAGCCAAAGGCTTCTGAGACGGTCAAGACTCGGGAGATGAAGTATTTCAATCCTGAGACTCAGCAAGAAGAAGTCGGAATCTTCGAGGATAAGCCCGGTCTCACGCTTCCTGTGGCTCCAAAGGGAGTCACGACAGAGAAAGGTCCAAAGCTAGGTTCTGCCGAAGACTTCATGCTGCGGTTTGCGAAAGACAAGAACAAGACGCCTGATGAATTGACGACAGCGGAGGTCTCTGAAGGACTTCGTAAGTTCAATGCGCTGAACGATCGACCGGCAGCTGCAGCAAGTGGCGGCGGTGGACAGGGCAGTAGCGATGTGAGAGAGGCTGTCAAAGCCATGAAAGAGGGGACGGTTCCACCTCAGCTTCCTGGCAGGGCTTCCAAGGATTACACGGCGATTCTAGCTGAGGCCAGACGACAGGGCTTTGATTTGGCTCGTGCCGCGGAGGATTGGACGGCCACGTCTCGCTATCTGAACACGCTGAATGGCGCACAGCAGGTCAGATTGAGACAGGCTGTCACGTTTACGAAGGATTCGCTGCCAATTGTCGAGGAATTGGCCAACCAGTGGGACGCCGGCAAGTTCCCCATCTTGAATAGGGCCAATCTAAAGCTCGCGAAGAATGGGGCGATGGGGGCTAAAGCACAGTCTATTGCCACACGGCTAGATGCGCAGATTAACGACCTGACATCCGAGCTTGGCACGGTCTACAAGGGTGGCAATTCGTCAACGGATGAATCTCTAAAGCTAGCGGCTGAGAACCTTCGCTCGGATTGGTCGAAGGCGACGATGCTCGACAACATCAAGCAGATTCGCCGCAATCTGGAGATTCGGGATCATTCGATTCACCTCGGTTCGCCGGCCGGAACCAGCGAGAACAATCCCTATGCGCCAACGCAGGCTGCACCAGTAGAACGGTGGGAACGTGGGCCTGACGGCAAGTTGAGGAAGGCCAAATAGCCATGCCTCGCAGAGTGCAAGGACCTGACGGGTCCATCCACGAGTTCCCAGACGATGCGACGGATGCGGAAATCAGCGGAGCGCTAGAGGCCATCCCGCAAGCCAACACTGCATCAGTGCCTAGTGGTGGCAAGACTCGTACATGGACCGACATGGCTGTGGATGCCCTTCCAACGGCCGGAGGTGCGCTAGGAGGCCTCATCGGAGGGATTGGGGGCACAGCCTTTGGAATGGGCGTTGGCGGCGTCCCTGGGGCCATTGGAGGGGCTGCGCTGGGTGGTGCGGCTGGGGAGGCTGGACGTCAGCTAGTCAATAGTCTCGTTCGTGGAAAGCCTGGACCGTCCACTGGCACTGAGGCCGCCACACGCATGGGCACTCAGGCTGCCTTGCAAGGCGGATCGGAAGCGGTAGGGGCTGGTGTAGGAGCGGTGTTGCGTCCTGTTGGGGCCGCAGTGATGCAGTCCGCCGTCAAGCCAGGACTAGCAAGGACTACGAAAGCCATCTTCAAAGGTGTCGCAACCGAGGATTTGCCAATCGTCAAAACGCTACTACAAGAGGGCGTCAATGTCTCTCAGGGCGGCATAGCCAAGCTTGACCGGATCATGTCAGCCTCCAACCAAGAGATTGCGGATGCTCTCAAGGGAGCTACCGGCACGATTTCTCCAACTGCGGCCGCTGCTCGAGTAGAGCCAGTTGCGAAAGCGGCGGCGGCCCAAGTCAATCCTAGGGCTGATGTGCGAACCGTTCAAGGTGCTGTTGACGAATTTCTCCAGATGAATCCGAACCGCTTGACTTTGCCAGAAGCTCAGGCTCTTAAGCAAGGCACGTATCGAGCGCTGGGAAAGAAGGCCTATGGAGAGATTTCCACGACTGGCGTTGAGGCCCAGAAAGCCATCGCGCGAGGCCTCAAGGAAGAAATCGAGGACGAAGCTAAGGCTTCCGGCTTTACAAACATCGCGGCGCTGAATGCGAGAGAAGGCGCAGCTATCGATGCTAAAGAGGCCATCGCGAGAAGGCTGGCCCAAGCCGGCAATCGTGATCCGGTGGCTCTAGCGTGGCTGGCTCACAATCCTGTTGCCGGATTGGCTTTCATGGTGGAGCGCTCTCCAGCGGTGAAGTCTCTTCTAGCTAGAGGTCTCTACAACAGCGCAGCTAAAGCGGCCGGTGTGACACCCGAAGTCTTACGAGCGGCCATCTATGCGGTGGCCTCTGGATCGAACGAGGAAGGACAGTAGACCATGGCCCTGATTCCCGGCGAACTGATTCCCTGGATTGAAATGCGGTGGCTGATGGTCACCTCCGAGGGATTGGTGCCGAATGAAAACGGCTACATCCTCTCGTTTGAAGCCGGGACGACGACACCCCTCGCGACCTACAGCGATTCCGATCTGTCTGTAGCGAATCCTGTCCAGATTGATCTTGATACAGACGGACGGTCCACGGTAGACATCTACCTGCTCCCCCAAGGCTATAAGTTCGAGGTCTACGACCAGGATGATGTGCTGCTCTATACCGTTGACGATGTAGAAAACGTAGGACAGACCTTTGCGGCGAACTTCGGACTCTTACAGACAGAAGGCTCCAAGAACGTCACCTCTGGCTACACGGTCCTGACGGATGATCGGCTCGTGACGGTCGCTTCTACGGGCGGTCCGTCCCCATGCATCATCAATCTTCCTTCGGCTTCGGACTATACCGGTATGCTCTGCATCAAGAATCTTGGGACGGAAGACGTGGACATCACCCCTTCCGGAGTCGAAACCATTGAGACGATTGCCGCGGCTTACGAAATTCCGGCTGCTGTTTCCCCTATGTTCCCCTCAGTGCTCATGGTGTCCGATGGAGTCTCAGACTGGGCCATATTGGCAAGTCATGGCGTGGTGTGATGGCCGAGGAAGACGAGGACTTCAAGATTAAGGCTCCAGGATGGTTCCGTAATTCCATCGTTGCAGTAGGGAAGTGGGGGCCGGATTGGTTCATCCTCGCGATTGTCGTCTGGTTCGGTTTGGGGTTCATGAATCGCCAGATTGACAACCAGGAAGAGAACGCCAGAGTCATGCGCGACATGTATGAAAAGCTCCTCGAGAAGGTGGACACTCAAGACAAAGCGATGCAGGAACACATCGCGGCCAGCTTAAGGACACAGCTCTATATTCAGGTGATGTGCGCTGGGCAGCAGG